TCGAAAGGATGTTGCTCGAACGAGCGCTTGGAGTCGCCCACTTTGCTGTAGCCATTATGCAATCCCTCCACGTGCCAGACCAACCGTCCGGGCGTTGACTACCGTATCATTTGCCTCAGCCCACGACGGATACCGCTCTCGCTTCGACAGCGCGAACAGTTCGTCACGCTGCAACGGCGTGATAGCGCCTTGCACCGTCATCTCATCGAGCACATTGCGCGTCGACTGCTTAGCGATGTCGAGTTTCCCCGAACGCAGCACGTCCATGCCCCAGCGAATCACTGGGTCAGTTGATGCGTCGAGTGCGTCCAGCAGCGCAGCGCCATCCACAGGCCCGAGCGTGTCCATGATGGTGCCCGGACCTGCGTCTGTGTCCACCCAGTAGACGATGACGGTCTGCGTCGTGTCGGGCTGGTTCAGAACGTCAGCCGCCTGCCAGTCCGGCAGGTCGATCACGTCCGGGTACTGAAGTCGGTCGTATAGTGATTGTGTCATTCCTGCACCTCAAATCGCAAACGGGCGGCAGTGCCCGTCGTGGTGATTGCTAGATTATACGTCGTGTAAGTAGTGGTTAAAGTTTGCCACGAACTGGTCCCCACTGTCGTCCCTGAACTGTTTACCAAAAGCGCCCTGACTTGCCCACCCACTCCCGTGCGTCTTGCTCGCAAGTTCACGGTGTAGTTCCCAGCAGCAAGCGACGAAGGAGACAGCCCAAAAATTGCAGGGCCGGGGGTGCCGGAAAGTGATGGGCTTAGAACGTAGTCCGTGTCGCTGGCCGTGGATTCGTCAATGTTGGCGTACAGGTTTACGTTGTCTGGAGAACCTGTCCAGCCGGTTACGGTGATGTCGCTAGAGGGCTTGAATACCTCAATAAAAATGTTTTGCCTTGCAGAACTGGCCGGCCGAAACATCTGCCATGGGTTCTGGGTAAGGGCAGAAAGCTCCCCATCAGAAAGCTCGCGATCCCAAATCCACATGCCCTGCAGTTCGCGAACCGGGTAATGGACGCCGCCTGACTGAAGCGACCCAAAGCCTGACTGGTTAACAGCGCTAAAACTTGAAGTCGTTGTTGTGTACAGCTGCTGTACACCTTGCCACCAAATATCTAGATAAACACCGTTAACAATACGCAACGCAACGACGTATTCAGTATTAGCCTGTAAGTACCTTGTCGGGGTTGTGAAATAAGTTATTTCTCCGGGAGATCCAAGCCTAACTCTTGGATGGAACGCCCCAGCAGTGCCGCTCCAAGCGCAATCAAAAAAATTTGGTGAATTTGTATCTGGCCTAAAAAGACCGGCGACTACTTGACCCGCCGCAGGCATTACCACCGAAAACAAAAACGTCAGTTTTGGTGTGCTTAAAAGAACCTCAGACCCGCTTGGATAAATTAACGGAAAATCTGTCGAGGTCGACAAACCAATTTTGTTATTCGTTGACGGAACCCGCGTCGCTCTTGTTAATACGACGCCCCGTGCTTTTGACCAACTAAGATCAAAAGGGCTGTTTGCAACACTGCATCTAAACAACCCATCTGCAAACGACTTCGACCGATCAATCTCGACCGGAAACTGCGGTTGCGTCCTGAATTGGGTCTTGGGCAGCATCAGGCGATGTCGTACTTGATTCCGACAAACTCAAACGAGTTCGTGTTTACCGCGTTGTTACGAAGGTTGACGCCTGTGTTGTGGGACACAAACAAGCCCCAGAACTTCGGCATGACGCCACCAAAAAGAGCCGCAACGCTGAACGGCAAAACAATATAAGCCACGTCGCTGGTGTTTGCTGGAACAGCGATGCTTGCTCCTAGCCTAAGTGCAGCAAGAATCCCTGCGTTGGTAAGCGTCTCCGCACTGTCAGTGCCGTCCAGAACGTCCAGTGCGGTTGTGGCAAGAGATGTATCAGCCCCGTAGACATAGATTCCAATCACCGTGTTTGCTGTCGGGGTTGTACCAACGCTCACAGCGCCGCTTACTAAAGCATCGACATACTTGTTCGACGTGTTGTCGATCTGGGTTGATTCGCGCCCAGCAAGAAACGTTGACGACGTGGCAAGGTTTGCCAAATCCATCGTGATGGTGGTATTCGCGCTGTAATTGACTGTACTTGTTGCCATTTACGGATTCCTTGCCTGATAGACGTCTTCCCACGTCACCGTCTGCCCCACAAGCTCTACGCTCTGCGGAATCAACGCGCAGGCAATGCCGTCTGGCTGTTTGTAGACCTTGTCGTACTCGGCCTGAGTAATGACGCTGGCAGCAAGCCATCCGTCGAAAAGCGCCTTGATCTCGGCTTCCTCGGTGTGCAGCATCGAGCTGGTGCCGCCCATGATCAGGTCCAGAAAGACCTGACACGAAGCGCGGATAGCCTCCGGCTGCTGCTGATCGACACTCGCCTGCCCGATACGAACGCGCGGTCCCTCTGCCGCCCAGAGCATAGCCGCGCCGGTCGTGATCGCCTGATACCCCGGATTGCTAGGGGTATTCAGGATCTGCGCGATCTCATACGCGCCGTCCGGCGTATTCGGAATGCTATCCAGCGCAGGCGTTGCTGCGATGTATGCGCCGAGTGTGGCGTATTGTTGTGGTGTTAGTGACATGGTTTACGCCAGTGTGAAGATCGTGCCGGGGCTGGTGTTGTTAAACTTCAGTGTGAACGTTTCACCGGCGGCCACCGTAACGCCTGACCCGTAATCGAACCACGCGATCAAAGCGTCCGCTGGGCTGGTAGAGCTGTCGTTGTACAGGACGGCATACCTAAACGTAGCCATGCCCCCGCCAGAACCGGTCCACTGCACCTCCGTGCCAGAAACGGTCGTAGTACCCGATGTTTCACTTACCGTAATAGTGGTTGTCGCGCCCCCGGTGGTATACCCGCCGCCTGATGCAATCTGGGTGATGTCCGAAAGGATGGTGTTAGTGGCGACAGGCGCACTGTTGGTCAAGGCAACCTTGAACGTGTTGGCGTCAAAGTCATGCACGCCACGAATAAGCTGGTCACTGAAATCCTGAAACTTGTTATAGGCTGAAGTCGGCATTTAAGATTCTCCTAACTATGCGATACGGATGATTGCGTTACTGGCATCTGCGGTCGGGAAAATGACGGTAAACGTGCCGTTGTTAGAGGTCTTTGCGCCTCCAAAATCAAGCACGCACACCGTCGGATCGCCCGCAGCACTGTCGTTGTAGATCAACGCGCCGTAAGCGGTGATCGTTGAGCTAGTGAACGAAATATCCGCAAAATCGGTCAAGGCGGTCGTTCCGCTAGTCGTCGGAGTGACGTTGGTCAACGCTCCACCGCCCGCAACGTAGCTGCCAGACGCAGAAACCTCTCCAGAACTGGTGTACGCCGTCGTCGCCGCCGTAAAAGACGGGGTGTTGTCGTACAAGGCCAGTTTGAACGTGTTTCCGGTGCTCAAGGTAAAGTTGTGCACCGCCTGCAACAGCTCTCTTTTGAAGCTGGTGCACATGAAATTACCAGAAAACGCCATCTTTATTTCCCCAACAAAGGTACGAGTTCAGGATGCCCCGCTTCTGAAAGACGAAGCGCAGTGGTCTGGCGGTCCTGATCTACCGCCTCCCTGAGATAGTGTTCTACAACCTGACGGATTTGGTCTTTGAATGCCCTAGCTTGCGCCTGAACTACAGGGTCTGACCGATCACCCACGTAAACGATCTTATCTGCAGCACGCTGCGCCAACTCGCCTACCGTCCAACCGCGGTTGACAGTAGTGGCAACGACAACGCCGTTAGTTACAGCAGGCATCTCTATGGTAATCATGGCGACTCCGATTTTAGCGGAAGTCTAAGCATACCATCACGATACTCATCCCGACGACGCCGGCCCTGCTGCTCAACCGTCAGACCCTGCAACGCTTCCTTGTATGCATTACGGAAGTAGCCCAACATGTTCTCAGGGCCTTTCATGTAGCTGTATGCCTGCACCAGACAGGCATACAACAACGCTTCTGGAGCGTTGTTGCTGATCCAAGTTGTCGGCGTGGTGGAGGATAACTGGGCGGGCCGGTAGATGTAGCCCAGCTCCACTACAAAGTTCGCGTTAGGCGTGGGCGCTATGTAAAACGTGTTCTGGTCCCAAACCGAGTAATACTTCGGAACCCCAGTCGTGGCGCCGTTCGGCCAGTATTCCTTCATGAAGGACGTGTCCCTGAAGTCAAGGAACACTTGATCACTGCCCGACGTGACCATCATGTATCGGTGCGTCAAGATGTCGGTCGGGGCCGTCAGGAACTTGTTCCCGTTGGTCATGTTCCCCGTCACTTCCAGCTTGAACACGTCCAGATCAATCTCTCGGAGAATCTGATTCTCCGCCATCGTGATGAACGTGTTGATCACCGCGTTGGTGAACACGTTGCTGTTCACCTCGGTGTAGTTCCGGATATTCGTAACCAGTTCGTCGTAGGTCATGATATGTCCACTGTCACTGAGCCAACGACGCCATTAGCTATCAAAGGCTGGCCGACAATGTAGGGGCGCATGTCGTTCGTGCCCCTCGCTGTGCCGTAACTTTGAAAGGCAGTAAAGCCCGGCGCTCCAACAAAGACGGAGACAGGCTCAATTCGATCTGGTCGTGGATCTCGGAGGGCTATCGCATCGCCGCGATAACGTAAAGGCTCCAACTGCGGCTCTTTGGGCTCGTAGTCCTCCGGGCAGACCATGAACCCCTTCCAGTTCTTGCGAAGAACGTTGTACGGATACCGTTGTCCGCAGTAATCGCACAGACCAAGCGCATATTTGCCCGATGCAAAGGCCATCTCAGCCCCCTAAGTCTGGCACGAACTGGACACTTGCAGTATCCCGATCCTCCAATGCTGCCCTGTTGAAGTCTTCTTCGTAGATGGCTTTAAGCGCCGTAAGCCGATCAGGCGCAAACTTGAGCGCAAGCTGATAGGCAAGCCCGGACGCTATGCAAGGCAAAAACCGGAAGTTGATGTCCGTCGTGTTCGTGTACCCGCCCGCATCTTGGATCCGTCGTATCCGGTAGTAAACAAACGTATACGTTTGATCTGCCGCAGGATAGAAGAAGACTTTCGGCGTGTTCGCGCGCTGGACGTAAAACTGCGCGGGGCGAGATTGCGTGGACTTATCCGGGACGTTCAGCCAGTCCTCTCTACTGATTCGCTCAATGTAGATGTCGCTGTTCGTTCCCTGAACATTCTGGCGAATGACTGCTTCAAGGACGTTGACCGTGTCGCTCGGCAGCGTGATCTCGTTCGTCCCCTGCGTCAGGGTGTACGTGCCCTGCTCAATCGTCCACAGGTTGAGTCCACGGTTGGCCCAGTCCAGAAAAAGCAGGTTGAGCGAGCGGCGTGCCGAGTTGAGCTGATACCCACTCGTGTTGCGCATGCCGCAACGCTCAAACGCTTCTTCAACCAAGTCATCAATCGACAGGTTGAAGTCTGTTGTGCCCGAAGTGGCCATTTAGTCGCAAGACCCGCCCATACGCATCTTGCGTACCTTGCCGCCCTTCTTGTAACCAGTCGGAACAGCTTGGCGATTCCCTCGAACCATCGCCCGCGAGGCGGGGCCGCGCGCAGGGGCTCTAACAGCCGCTCGAGCCGCGTTTGACGCAACCATTGCAGGAGCCCCAGCTACGACCTGCGGCGCAGTTAGATTTTGTGTGCTTTTAGCGCCTTTTGGGGGCGCTGGCGGAACCATTCCACCTGCGTTCATCATAATCGGGCCGGTCTTCTTGCTGGTCTCGGAGACAGTCTTATTCTTCGGGCCGCTGCCTACTGCCCCGCCGCCACGAGTGGCGCATCCCATACCACGTCCCATAGCCATCTCCTATTTGCGAAGCTCGTCGAGCTTCTCTTCAAGTCTATTGAATCGCTGGTCTACGTGTGCGACGAACTTCTCAATCCTATCATCGACCTCTTTACGGGTGATGTGGTCTCGGGCAACCTCCTCACGCGTCCGGTTGAGAAGGATGCCTAAGCGAGAAAGTTCATCGAACCGAGCTTTAAGCATGAAGCCCATCCCCGCAACCACGGCAGTGAGGAGGATGTTCCAGATCGTCATCTCCATCTAGCACTTCCATCTTCGTCGCGCCTGACGAAGACGGCTATCCGGGTCTTTCGCAGCCTCCGGATGCATCTTCATCTGCCCTGCAGAGCGTGCGCAAAATGACTTGCGACGCTTTGCACGGCCCGGGCTTGGGTTATCCTCGGTGACCGCAGTCTGGAGCTTGCTCCCGGGGTTTGCACGACGATAAGCGGCAACGCCCTTTTTCGTCATGCCGGCTCCCGCCTTGGTGGGCCTAAAGTTCCCACTTTTGACGGAAGTCCTAATCCCCATGCCCTTTTTAGTGGCCATTATGCTAGTGCACCGCCTTGGAACAGCAGGGTTACACTGGTCACGTCTACTGCACTGACGTCAATGAACACGCCTGAATCAAACAGGATGCCCATGTCCGGAAGAATCAAGTCATACGCCCCTGCCGCGGCAGGGGTGTTGACTGTGATAAGTGCAGTAGCGCCTACCGTGGAACCATTCCGCAGCGAAAACGATGCCGCCGTGCTCGAACAGGTGTAGTAGATCCCCACTACCCGAGTTCGCCCGGCAATCGCATGAGCATCGGCAGTCTTAGTGACTGCCTGAATGTTGCTGACGCTCATGAGAGCCTCCGATTAAGCGGTTCGAGTAAAGGCGTAGGCAGTTGCACTTGAGAACATCAGGGTGAATCGGGCAAGACCCGTCGCACCCGAAGCGACGGTCAGGTCGCCAAATGACCCTGCCGTATCTACGCCTGCGGTAGATACAACGCCGTTAGTCGCAGCGGCAATCGTGACGGTGTTCGCGCCGCCGGTGTTGTCGATGTACAGGTCAAACACGGTGCCTTTTACCGCACCAAGTTCTGCGCCAAGTAGCGTGCCCGTAGGCAGGGTGATGGTGGTGGCGGCGGCAGAAGTCGAGGTAATCCAGCCCGTAGCAACCTGAGCTGCCGTGGCCGTATCCGTCGCGTTAATCGCTGCCGTGGTGCCGTGCGTGATACTTCCAGAGCCCGCGATATTGCCAATAAACCCATTGGTAGAAGCAACTGGTCCGCTAAATGTCGTACGAGCCATCTAAAATTCCTCACATGCGAGTTCGTGTGCGCCTGTCTGCATGTCGTCAGCCGGGGCTGTCAGACGCACGATGTTTCCCGGAATTTCAACTATACAACAGCACTTCAGATACAGAAAGGGGGCCTGTTGGCCCCCTTCTGCATTCCGGGTTATGCGCCCGGCGAACCGAAGATCCCGCGAGGATCGCTAAAGCCGAAGCTATAACGCTCACGAGCCTTGTACCGCACGTTGCCGGTGTCGAAGTCGCCCTCGAAACCAGTCTTGATGGCCACGCGCTGGAACATCTTCATGCCGTTCGGAGCATCGGTCTTGATAAACCATGCGTCCGGGTCGGTCAGGAAGTGGTTCACGGTGTAGCCTTGCGGCACCATGCCCATGTTGCGAACGGCGTTCAGATCGTTGTCTGCCGTGCCAACCCGCAGGGTGGACTTCAGAATACGATCAGCCGTGAACATCAGCTCCTTCGGGATGATCAACTTCAGGCCCTGAACAGCGATCTTCAGACCACGCTCGTCCGTGAACGCAGCGATGTCAATGAGCGCCTGTTCCAGCGAGGTTTCGCTGAGGTCCGCCGAGGTTGCCAACTCGTTCGACAGGTCCGGACCCGACAGGGTCGGGTGGTCCGTCGCGCACAGTGCCTTTCCGTCCCCGCCCAGCGACGTGGTGAACGCGCCGTTCAGAATGGAAGCAGCTTTGATCTGCTTGGTCTGTGCCATCGAGCGAGCCAGTGCCTTGGTGTACCGCGCGGCAAGGCGGTCATAGAGGTTGTCCTCAATGGCCTCTTCCGTCAGCGAGAAGGCAAGTGCAATCGTCTCGTGGGTATAGCGCGCAGTGAAGGTTTCTTGTGCTTGGTCGTATGCGACGCCTGCACCTTCAGTCTTCACCGGAGCTTCGCCAAAGCCCGATTCCATCACCTCTTCCTCGAACGCACGATCAGAGGTCTCTACCGCATAGATCTCGGCATGCTCGTTCTCGTAGTTCTTGTACTCAAGGCCGAACAGGGCGTTAAGGCCCGGTTCCAGCTCTTTTACCAGTTGTGCACGTGAAATTGCCATGGTTATTTACCCCTTACTGGCCAGCTACACCGGCACTGCCGTACAGGTGTTCGTTGATTTTAACAACTACGACAGTGTAGTTCGTAGCCAGTTCATTGCTAGGTACGTCCCACTTGCCAACCAGCTTGAGGTTCAGCGCTGCAGTAGTAGCAATCGTTGAAGAATCAAGCGTCATGTTGGACAGGCCGGTATCCGTAGAGCCCGTGGTGCTGGCAGTGACATCGGCGTTCTTGCCAAAGTCAGACTGCACCGCATCTTCATCACACTGGATGATAAAGAGCTGGTTCGGATCATCAATTACGTCGGCGATAATTTTGCCTTCGGTAATGTTGATGCTGCCCGGGTAGTAGTTCTTCCAAGTCGGCTTTTTGGTCGTAGGATCGACGTAAAAGCAGCCGTTGAACACGCCTACCGCAGCAGTGTGCGACGCCGGTGCGAACTTCAGGATGTAGCCATCCTTCAGCGTAACCAGATCGCCCTGAAAGATCGCCCCGGACTGGTTATCGGCAATTTCATACCCGTACTGCTTTTGACCACCAGTAGCAGACAGATTGCCGAGGGGACGCAGACCAAAGGGCTTATTTGCATTCGCCATTTGTTATACCCTCAAAAAGTTATTCACCGCTCCTTAGAGGAGCTGCCGAACGAAACACGGGACTTGCGGTTCGGGCGCTCGATTTGCATGCTCGAATGAGCGTTGCTCTTCATAAGCTCGTTATCCGCAGCCTGCATTTGGTCGTTCGCGCGTTGATTGTAATAGGCAGCACGCTCCTCTACGGTTTCTTGTGGGATACGAGCAAGAAGCAAGCCACCAACGCTGATCACGCCAGCATGGCGACCGTCATCCATCGTAGGTGCGGGAAAATCCGGGTGATCCTCAGACCGTACCAGCTCATATCCTTCACGAATACGGCCTGCAACATTTGTACGGTCTTCAACACCACCAGCAGATGCCCGAATCCAACGGTGCTTGTATCCCATTGGCGCAGGGGGCGCATCAAGCCGCGAAGGAGGTGCCCACGGACGACGTCGCGCGTTCTTGAGCCGGGTCTCCGACTCACGAGAATCGCGATTCATAGGTTTGAAGTCGCTCATGTCAGTTACTCCTTGACGTACTTGGCGTATTCCTCAAGCGGAACGCCCAGCTTTTTTGCAATAGCCACTTGACTTGGGGTCAATCGGACAGTGCGGCGCGCAGAAGAGTTGATCCCAGAGGATCGTGAGGCCGGGGCTACCGTCTGCACGACACGGTTAGTCCTGCCTTGCGTCCCGGATGCATCCTGAAATTTTTGAGGAAAAGCATCTCGGATACGTTTATCTATTTCATCATAGTATTCGTCACTGCTCGGGTCAATTCCTTCCATCTGAACAAGTTGACGATGAATTCCCCATGCCGCATGGGTCATTACAACATCCTGACCATACCACGGGTTCTTCTCTGCCCAATCCTCCACCCGCGGGTCAACCTGCTGCTGCGGCTGCTGCGGCTGTTGGGCCGGCTGGGGCTGATATTGCTGCTGCGGCTGGTACTGTTGCTGGGGCTGCGCCTGCTGTTGCTGCACATACGCCTCATGCTGGGCGTTCGCAACCTGCAACTGAGAGTTTTCAAGCGTCAAAGCCGTAAGCCGCTGCTGGGCCTCCGTCTCAGTGTCAATATCACCCTCTTCGCGCGCCTTGCGAATGATCTGCTTCAGCGCCACAACCTGTGTTTCAACGCGATTGCGCGCCTCAACCAGCCGTTCCGCGTCCGTTCGGACAAACTTCTGCTCAATCTGCTGCGCGTGCGCCTGTACCTGACGGGCGTAGTCGAGCGCCGCCTGCTCACGACGCTCCGTTTCCCGTAGACGTGCGGTCAGCTTATGAATCCGCTTCTGAACCCGGTCGTTGTACTCGTCAAGCTCCCGACCCTGCCCCTGCCCGCCCTCATCCGTAACAGTAGGCAGCGCCGGATCCTGTTCCACGACCGGCACCTGAACAGTAGCCGGCTCTTCGTTTTCACCAATGTTGAATTGTGCTTCTGACATGCCTAGCTCCTTACCACAAATGAAGAACGTCCTCAGGGTCAGCAACTACCCCCAAAACTTCGTCGTCGTTGATCAGCCGAATCTCCCCGCCGTCAATCGGGATGCGCGCGCCCGCGTAACGACCAAAGATGATCCAGTCACCCTCCGCGCACCACGGGCCGGTGGAGAACTTGGATTCGTCGGCATAGGCAAGAGAGCCCATCTTCAGCACGTAACCACAGACGGTGGTCAACTGCTGCTTACGCTGCGTCTCTTCCGAAAGCACAATGCCGCCTTTGGTCTTCTCGGCGCCGCGATACGGCAGGATGGCAATGCGCCACCCCGTAGGAGAAGGAATGCGATCAATGACCGCTTGTTCGAGTTTCTCAGGCTTGAACCCTTCTGACGTGTAAGCGTCGTCCAGTGTCGGTACCCGGTTTGCTTCCTCTTCCGCCCACTTACGTTCCAGTGGGGTGAGTTCCATGTGTGGTCCTGCCATTGGTTGCCCTCAGAGTAAAAAGCCGTCTTTGTCCGTTCTCGTTTCCAAAAGATCTTTCACGGACTGTTCTGCCAGCTTTAACCCCTCAAGACGACCCATCATGTAGCGATAACGCTCCATGTCAGAGATCGTGCCGTTCAGGATAATCTCCTCCGCAGCCGAGCGGAGCTTTCTGATTTCTTTCAGCACTGCGTCTGCAAATTCCAGCATGGTAGAGTTCCATGAAAGCAGGCGGTTTAACGCACCGCCTGAAGCGTAAAAGCAAGATCAGTAAATACTGACCTTGCGATTCCCGTCTTTCTTCTTAACTACACGAGCCGGGGCGACCTCGCCACCGTCCTTCTTGTTGCGCGCCTTGCCCGCCTTGGCATAGGCAATCGCAGCCGCCTGCTTCACGGCAGCCGACTTGCTCTTAGGCTTGCTCGTGCCGATCTTTCCCTTCTCTTTGTACGCCCCAACCATCTCGCCGATGTTGGCGCTGATGGTCTTCTGGCTAGAGCCCTTTTTAAGCGGCACTGCGACCTCCTCGTGAGATTTGTAACTGTAGCTTTGCTTGATCCATCTGCATGGACTGCTGCGCTTTCTGAGTCTCCAACTGCAGCTTCGCTTGATCCATCTGCATCTTCGCCTGATCTGCCGCAGCGCGCTGGTCCAGTTCCTGCTTCTTCAGGGCTACCAGCGGGTCTTCCTCGCCACCGCCGGCAAGCTGGCTCTGCATGTCACGAACCTGCTGCATATTGGTGGCACAACGGATGGCAACCATGCCTTCCTTCTGCAACGCCGACACCATCCGGTCAGGGTCAGTGCCGTACATGCGGAACAGATCCGCCTCGACGTCTTCTTCCGACTTGATTCGGACGTGAGCCAGAATGTGCTGGTGCAGTTCCATCATGGCCATAGGATTCGACTGCATTGTCGGAGAAAGTGCCATCATCAAGTGCGCGGCAATGTGCGCATCATGGTGCTGTCCCGCGAACGCCTTCAGTTTCATGCCGTTCAGCACAGAAGCGTTCTCGGTCATCGGATCACGGGGCATCTGGTTGTTCTGCGGGAGCAGAATACCGTCGATGTCGCGCACGTTCAGGGCCGCATAGACGCGGTAGTACGCTTCGTACAGGTTGTGCATCTGCGGAGCAGACTGCGCCATGCCTAACTGCATCTGCGCGAGCTGTAGACGCTGCGCGCTGCTGAAGATGTTCGGGTCCGAAACCGGAACAACCGACACCAATTTATCAAAGTCAGTGCGCTTAACGCGTCGGCTGGCGCCGGGGACGTCATACGGGTACTCATCAGGTAGGTAGTACCCGAAACCCTCAAAAAGGAGCCTAAATTCAAGCGATTGCGCGTAGTGCAGGCGCTTGTGGATGGCCGACATGACCATCGAACCGCGTTCCAGCAGCGCAATCGTCGTTCCGACCTGCGCATACTGGTTTCCGTCGCCAACCTGCATGTCTGCAGTGCTAGAAAGGCGCTTCCCGGCCTCCACAACAAACCCGAGAAGCGTAAACAGAACCTGACTCGGCTCTTTGTACGGCAGCGGCAGCAAAGATGCCGAAAGTTCCGCTCCGCCAGCGTCAATATCGCGCCACTCGCCCGGCTGAATCGGGTCGGAGTCGTCCGCGATGCGCGCACCCTTGGCCTTAAAGCCCGCCGGCAGGTTTGCAAGCGTTCCAGCGTCAATCAATTGACGCAAAGCGCTCGTTGCCGCCTTCGACAGGCCCCCAATCAGGTGTACAAAGCCCAGACCATACGCTCCGGGGCCTTCTACCAGCACGTAGTGTACGAAATAGTTACGTCGGCAGCAGGTTTTGTCTTCTTCGCGCCAGTTTCGACGGATTCCGACGACCTGAAGCGTGTCTTCCACCATCGTCACGACGTATGGCAGCTTTATGCCCGTCGGGTTTCCGGATTTGTCAAGGTCTTCAAATCCATGCAAGTCCAAATCGACCAACATTTCGAGCAAAAACACCTCATGACTCTCGTCAGAGGGCTGAAAACCGACCATTTTGTCGATTGCAGACTGGATTCGAGACGGATCATCAGGAGAAGGCTCCAGATCCGCGGCTACATCTAGGTATTCGCCCGCCAAAACACGCTTTCTGAACTCGTTTGAGTCCATCGCAATGCGGTGAGTGAGCCGCGCGCACTGCGAAACGACGCTCGAACCGTTGTACGGGATGTATACGTCGTCCGCCAGACACAACTTGGACACCATCCGGCCCAGTTGCATGTCGAAATAGACCTTTTTGAAGGTCGAACCGCCGTATCCGGTGTAGTAAAGCAGTTGATCGAACTCAGGAGTGTACTCCTCCATGACGGTCGTCAACTGATAGTTCATGAAATCCTGAACGCGAGACGCCTGCTGGAACTTGTCCACCGTCTCTTTGCCCAAGACCTGCGTCCGAACAGGGCCGCTAGCCGGCATCAGCTCCTTAAACGCCTGCGCTTGGAACTGAATAATGGCCTCTTGGAGCATCGGGTGCGTCGTGCCTGACGCACCGCGGAAGGGTTTGCTGCGCTCTTCGATGCGAAGGCCCAACAGATCAAGGCCCTTGGCGTACATCTGCTCCCAATCGGACCTAGACGACTTGTCTGCCTCAAACAAAGCCGCTACGTCGAGAGCAATTCGACCCAAAACAGAGGGATCTACCACCTCTGCAAGGTTTGCGTAGAAGTCTACTTCTTTGTTGGACTTGGCATCCAACTCAACAATAGCGCCGCCTTCCTCATCAATGATGATCTCTACGTCCGGAAGCGCTTCTGCATCTTCTGCGATGACCAGAATGCCGCTTTCCGGCGCCTGATTGACGGCTTTTTCTATGGGCATGGGCGGCAATCCTACTTATTTTCTACGTTCTTTGCTAGCGTGTGGAAATTTTACTGGAGTTTTATTGTGAACTTTCGAGGCTTTCCCCGGCTAAATCTCCTCATGACCTCGTTTGATATGACGGAGGTCTCAAGCTCAACTGTCGTTGCTGTGGCTACGAAATACCACGTGCCTGATGCAAGGTTACTAATCGTAAACTCGCGTGCCGTGCCGCTGACAGTAACGCTGTTGGTGTAGCTGCCAGACTGCGTGCCATACAAAATCTCGAAAGACAGGATTTCTTCCGGCGCAAGTGGCGTGCCGTCTTCGTAAGCATTAGGAGCGATCCACTCAATCGTTGCAGAGTAACGCGCAAGAGCAGTAGTAGGCAGCAGTAACAGCGCAGCTAGAAGAATTTTGTTCATGATGCACCTGCTAAAAACAAAACTCGCTCATCTTGGCGGCGTTTGACAAGGCCCGGAAGCACACGACCCGCCGCTTTTGTCCACTTCATGAACTCTTCCGCAGCTTCTTCGTACTCGCCACGGTTGATCTTCATGCGCAAGGTGCTTCTTTGGAGATTCCCCAGACCTACATTAAATGAGAACGAGACAAGAGCGTCAAACATTCCTTGCCGACCAACAGAAGCAGGGCAAGCTCTGGCCACGCCTTGCTCAAACCTGCCAAGGTCTTTAGCAAGAATAGCGTCAACCTCGTCCATGGTGAGCGCACGGTCCCAACCAGAGGGTATCGGTAGGTTCTTCCTGTCTTCATACTTGACCGAAATGTGGCTCGGATCAATAACGTGGCCCACGCCAACCGTCCACAAAAGCGCCGGACAACGGTACGGGCGAAGGCGAACGCCTTCGTGATGCTTGATCATCCGAATCGCTTCTGGACTGGTCTTCACTTCTTGCTAAATGCCTGCGAGCCAAACCAGAAGGCAATAATCGAGGACAGAATCAGCATCTCATCCTCGGAAAACACGTTCTCCATCGCCACCGCAAAGGCCACGCCCTGCGTGTAGGCGTACCAGACACCCGCCGCGTTCAACGCCGCAAGCTCCAGTACAAAGATATACGTCACAACAGGACGAACCGACGCCCGCAGGTTGATCATCCACTGGCTGGCGCCCTTGCCAAGCTCAGTATCGTGCGCGTACAGCGCCTGCTTCTCCTGCGCGTCCGCCTGAATCTGGATCTGCTCAGTGCGGATCTCCTCCACCCGCTCCTGCGCCGCGAACCCGCGGCTGGCCATCTCCAGTTCACGCTCTTTCTGGAGTTGCATGATCTCCAGTTCATGCCGCTTGTCCTGCCGGTCTTGAAAGACCTCAAGGATCTTCGGCAGACCGCCTGCCAAGAAGCTCATGAACGTAGACAGCAGCGTCATCATGGTCAGTTCCTCTTCGCAGACACGACATCGTTACCTTTGGTAACAGTTACGTGGTCGCCTTCTACGTCCACGCGCATCGGCATTTCCTCTCGGTCAAGCCGGTCCAACTTGTTGATCAAGTCCTTGATCACGCCAAATTCAGGCTTCTCTTGCTTCTCGTTAGCACCGGCAATGCCGTTCAGCATGCTGATCAAGGCCGTCAACGACGCGCCAAGCAGGCCCATGACCGCCGCAATCTTCTCGTTGTCCAAGACAAGGCTCGCGCCCACGCCAATCGCCACGATCAACGTAATGTAGGCAAGCCCATGCTTGCCAATCGCCTTGCCCGCAACCTCTTTCGCCGTCGAATCCGCTTCAAGACGGTTCAGTTCAGCCCGCGACTGCGCCTTCAACAGCCTAAGATCAACGGTTTCCATGCCTGCTACTTCCTACCCTGCATGCGTCGAATAAAGTTTTGTGCGTCTAATAGCACATCCCGTCTAACAACCTCACCGCCTTGTGCGTACTCCTCCCGCTGTTCAGCAGGGATTATCTGCACTTTGCCGCTGTCGACGTACTCTTTTGCCATCCGGATAATATCTTCTTCTGTCCGGGCTGCCTTACCTATCTCTCGCCCTAGCCTGTCGTTAAACATGTCCATTTCTTTTTCTGCTCGGGGCTGCGAAAAAGATGTCATTTCATGGATGTTTCCTATCACGGACGCTGCGGTTGGCCCTAGTTTTTTAGTGAGAAGCGCCTGTAGCATCAAATGCCTCATGGCATCTGTCTTTCCACCAATCGCTTCTGCTTCTCCGTATGTCTTCTCAGGGATTTCCAGTGAACGCATGTATATATCGGAGAACCCAAGCGCATCCGCAGCGTCTTTTTTAAGCTCTCTTGACTTTCGACCAAGCTGTTCCGACAACGGGATGTCAGACACCTCCCCGCCCTCGGCCATACGCCTTACCGCCGCCTTTCGCAAGAACGCCTGAGCCGCGAGCAGCGGGTCTTGTTCCGCCACCTCTCCGCCGTCCTTGAACCGACGCGTCATCAAATCGCCAGCACGGCCAATACTCGCCCTCATCAACTCCGGCGATGACAGGGTCTCTGTCGTGAAATCTATCCGCTGCTGGCCGGTCTTTTGGGTCTCCATGCTCCGTGGGCCGCGGGCCGTGGACAACTCATCAAACTCCTCGACCATGCCACGCGCACTACCACTCGGCGTTTCGCGACTGATCGGGCGCTTTGAAGCACGACGCAAAGTGCGCTTCTTCGGCGACACCTTTATGTCCACCATCTCACCGCCATCCGCTGAGAGGCTGTCCAGCATCTCCTTGGCAGTCGAGAAGTTGCTGTCAACCCGACGACGCTTCATCAACGCACGGATCGCCTCAGCGTCCACTTCCCCGCCTTCAGCAAACGCGCCTACCGCACCGGGCGACAGGATTCGATTGCCAAACCGGTCGGTGTAGTAGCCCAGCGTCTCCTGCCCGCCAAGAATCGTCGGCGTCAGGTTGGGATTGGTCGCCAACTGCATGAGCGGCACCGCACCCGTCTCCAAGCTGATCGGCCCGGGGCCCGCGACAGGGATCGTGCCGGGCGTCAGGCCGCCCGCGTTCTGCTGGAAGAACGGCGTTCCGATGCTAGACGGCTGCATCAGCGGACCCGGCAATGCATTTGTCGCCGTAATCGGACCTGCGTTGTACAGGTCTGGGGTCGGCATCGGCGTTACAGGGCCCGGAACATACGGCTGCCCCTGCGCGGCATCCGTACTTCCCGCAGTCGCGCCTTGGGCCGTGCCCGCAGCCGTACCAGTGCCCGTGAAGTTAAACCGGGGCATTGTGGCAATGCCGCTCGGCGTCGTTGCTTGCCGGTAACGGGCCAGTATCCGACCTACGTCAGAGTTGGGGTCAACCGACCCGAACATGCCGCCGAAGAAGTTGTTCGCCATCTGCGACGCTTCGGTGCTGTCGTCCACGCCGTTCATGTTCTGGTCGATGAACTGCGCCGTCGTGCCGCCGGCACCCGGTACAGGAGAAATCCCACCCGTAGTCGGAGTGGGAGTCGGCTCCGCAGGGGTCGGCAACGGGCTGGTAATCAAGCCCGGAGGCGGTGCCGGCGGTGGAACCGGGGGAGGG